TCACTCCGTCCCGACCATTATTCCTGAGTAAAATCAGACACTTAAGCCGATCATCTAGATCGGCTTTTTTGTGTCTGCGCAAAACCCGCGCAAAACTGGCGCAAAACTACCCGGTGATTTCGCTGATGTTCAGGTCTGGAACCGCCTCCGACCAGACGATTTCGGCGTGGTCCTTCTGGTAGTTTTTGGTCATGCTCTCGCTGGCGTGACCCGCGATTTTCTGCCCGTTCTTTCCAGCTTTCTGATACAGGTGCAGCGACAGTGCTCGCACTTCGTGGAAGCCCGGCATTTCTTCTTCTTTCCATCCCTTGTAACAATCCGCCGCTTCCCGGGCCTCTTTAAAGGCTCGCGTCAAATACCGTTCTTCTACCTGCGTCCAGTGGTCTTTCGTTTGCGCCTGTTTCTGTATCTTGCGATCAGGCCGGCGGTGGACCAGGTAAGGTGAAACGATGTCATCCCGGCACCGGCTGATCACGGCCTGGAGTTCTTCGGTCACTTTGAACCGGATCCACGCCGCGTCACTGGCCTTGGCCGTCTTCTGCTGCACCACATACAAATAACCTTCCCGAACACCATCGAACCGCATGTTCAAAATGTCGGTACGACGTTGCGCGGTGATCAGCGCGAGGTCGATCGCGTTCTGCAGCCAGGGCGGCGACTTCTCCCGGATGGCCTTCAGGCCTTCAATCGTGTGCCGCTTGCGCTGCTTCTTCTCGATACGGTTGATCGTGCTGGCTGCCGGGTTGTCCGGGCACAGACCTTTGGCCGCTGCGTGGTTGAATATATCGATCAGCAAGGCGCGGCATTGGTTGGCGGTTCGCGGGGTGAGTACGTCGAGCATCTCCGCAATCATGCGGATTGTGATCTGGTCGACTGCTTTTCCTTCGAACTGCTTCCGGAAGCGACGGAAGTGCACGGCGTATAGGCCAAGAGTTCCTTTAGCCAGTTCGCGCGGAGGCAGCACGTCGCGCTCGTAAGTGTCCAGGAAGCCGATGAATGATTCGGATGTGCTGCCCATCACGGTGCCGATCAGATCAGCACCGCGCATGAACTCCAGATTCAACTGTTTTGCCGCGTCGATGGCCTTGATCCGGTCGGCGCCGAACTGAAACCACTTACCGTCGGTAGGCCGGCGGTAGCGATAGGTCGAGCGCCGCGAATCGAAGTACAGGTTCTGCGGGAGGCTCTTGTTCGCCTTGTTGCGCGGCCTTGGGACCATCATGCAGCTCCTTTCAATACCATCGCCACCAGGTCGTTGCCGTCCGAGCGGGTGAATGCGGTCCAATCAACGTACCAGAGTTTTCCGATCTGCTCGCCGGGTACAACGCCGTTACGGATGTGGTTGCGAATGGCCTGAGGGCATTGCGGTGTACCGTTCTCGCCCCAGCGCCGGCGCTGAAACTCACTGATCTTGATCAGTTCTTTTCTCATTGGTTGCTCCAAGCCGCCCGGGGCGGCAGTGGGTGGTTACGTAAATTTCAGATGGAGGGCGTGAGGCACGCTTTGAAGGTGAGCTACGGTTTATTGGTTCATCTCGCCAGTTTCGTACACGCTTTCTCCCCTGAGGTGACTGGCGGGGTGAACCTTCACCGACGCGGTCCCTGTAGATGAGCCAGAGCATGTAGAGCGGGGCGAAGATCATGGAGTCACCTCGCTGGGCATTTCGGTCAGCTTCCATTTGGTGTTGTTACTCTGGCTGTGATCAGCCTCGACCACCCCGTCACGCTTCATCCGCTCCAGTTCCCGGCGAATCTCGGGTGTGTCGCGGGCGCCGGAGACATGAAACTTGAACCACCAGGTGGGAAACCAGCCGCGAACACTTTTCTCATTCTTTCGCATGTACTGGGTGATCCGCTCTCGCAAGGTCGCGGCAATTTCTTCAGGCATGACTTCGTCCTTGCCGCAATAGCGGATGACTTTTAAGGGGGGGGGGGATGTAGAGATGGAGTACAGATGTACTCTTGTCGGGGTCAAACTCCCGGGCGGCCTTTGAAGGCGAGCCAAATGTAGTGGCGACCTTTTGCGGTAACCTTGATCTTGCCGGTCTGTTTGTTCCAGCTGATCAGGCGAAGCTCTTGCAGGATGGTGGTGAGCGTGTGGCCCTGGTGCCAGGCGGCCAGCGCTTTGATGCAGCCTTGGGCGAGCAGTCCCCGGTGATCGGTGTGACCGAAGTTGGTGCCTTGGAAGACGCTCTGCATTTGCTCGTCGGTAACGAGGTCGGTGACAGCGTTCACGGCCGGGTCGCGCCGGTAGCACTTATGCGTCATCGCTTACATCCTCTACTGGTTTTAGCGCAGCCCGGGCTTGCCAGGCTTCCCACATTTGCTGCTGGTTGGGCGGCCCGTAGTTCGGGTCTCGCACCCCGTTGTGCATGTCGCGTGTCGGCTCACCACTCATGTGCTTGGTCGCAAACCGGCGACGGTGCCAAGCTTCGAATGGTTCGCGCTCGGCTTCGTTTGCGGGGTTGGTGGCGGACGGAGCAGGGATCAACTCTCGCAGCGCTCGATGCAGATCGGGCGGCAGGCCTCGCTCGGCATTGGTGAGCACCTGTTCAAGCAGCGCCTCGCGCTCGGCCACTTGGACAATCAAGACATCCCGCTCCAGCGTGACGGCGTATAGCTCAACATTCAGTCGATAATGAGGCGTGCCCTCATGGCTTTTGAGGTGGTCAAACTCTCGCAGCAGTGGGGCGAGCCATGCTGACAGCGTGCAGGCGAAGTCTGCGGCCAGGCGCTCGCCAATGTAGCGGGTGTAGTCGTGGCGTTTGAGGCGGGTCTTGAACAGGTGGGCGATGTAGCCGCGGCCACCTGCTGAGGTTTTCAAGTCAAAGGCAGGCTCGGCCGATTGGTTTTCTTTGGGCATGGGGATACCTTAATGGCATAGTAATGCCAATGTCTGGAGGGTTCGTATGAGACGTGATTGGGCTGTATGGCTGATTTGTTTTTTGCTATTTGGATGTGGCGCAGTCTGGGCTGAGATTCCAATTAAAAGTAATTTTTTCACAATTAATAATGTGCACGACCTCTTCGAGATCCTTGGGGCACTAGCAACGATCATTGCCGTATGCGTAGCAGCTGCAGGAATTAACGCATGGCGTTGGCAGTTAAGGGCGACATCTGATCACGACCTTGCACGAAAACTCTTAATCAGTATTTATAAGTATAGAGAGGCAATAAAGCGCATTCGTCACCCTGTAGTCATGACTTCCGAAACATCTGCTGACGACAATGAAAAGCGCTCGATCGACCCTGAAGTTGAAAGATTTCAAGGGCTAAGTAAGGCCTATAGCCGTCGTTTCAAGGCGGCCGAGGATATTCGGATTATATTATTATCCGATCTTCTTGAGGCTGATGTTGTTTGGGGTGATAAACTGCGAACTATAGTTGCGCAGCTCGTAACGTTGGAGCTTGAGCTTGGTGTGTATGTTCGCTCCTATTTTATGATAATGAATCCTTTGGAGGCAGATGACATGCGTGCAGCACATTCAGAACTCCAAAAAAAACGTAGGGATGTTCTCCATGACGATTTGAGTGAGGACGGTGATGAGTTCACTCAAGATTTCAACCGCCGCTTAGCACTTTCTGAGCAATATTTGAAAGGAAAGTTTATTCGCTGAGGGCAGGTCATGCAGCAACTATTAGAGCTTCTATAATCCGTTGCCCGGCCAAGGGTGGTACCGCATTGCCGGCTAGGTGCATGGTCATGCGGTGGTTATCCGGGCGCAGGATATCAGCCGGGAATGACTGAGCAGTCAGAGCTTCGTCAGCGCTGAGCATCCGCATGCGGTCGCCGTTCACCAGCGCCCAGCGGTCCAAGGTGGTGATAGTGCCAATGGGCCGGTTGATGTCACGGCCAGTCAGCCCAGAGCCCTTGCCATAGTAAGGCATGATGAAGCGCTCGCCGAAGCGCTCGCGGCCATTGCGCACACGTTCCAGCGTGGCCTGAGCCCGCCCCGGCTTCTCGATGGGGGACCAGCGCCCGGCGTCGAAGTTGAGGAAGCTGGCAGCAGGGACGTGCTGGCGCCGGTGCAGTTCGAGCATCAGCGGCGCCTTGCTGCGGGTCAGGACCAAGAATAGTCGGACGCGGTGTTGCGGCACGCCCAAGTCAGCGCAGTCCACGACGTGGGGCGCGACTTGGTAGCCCAGCGCCTGCACTGCCGCGACCCAGGCCGGGTACAGCGCCCAGTCGGTGAACTCTTCGACGTTTTCTACCAGTCCTGCTTCAGGCCGGTGAAACTCCAACGCCGACACTACTGCCCACGCTGTCGAGCGCGAGGAATCGTGCTGCGGGTTTCCCGACTTCTTACCACGAGCTTTCGAGTGCCCCTGGCAGCATGGGGAGGCCAGCAGTAGATCGTGGGCTGGCACTTTATCCCATTGCGCCTGGTGCAGATCTTGGCAGACGTGTTGTGTGTTCGGGTGGTTGGCGCTGTGCCACTCAACCGCGACCGGCCAGTGATTAGCGGCCCAAAGAACGTCGATACCTGCATTGCGGGCACCGGTTGACCATCCGCCGAGCCCGGCGAACAAATCGATTGCTGTAGGCATTGTTGATCCTCGCCGGCTGGCGTGATTCGTTGAAATGGGATATTGGTGCTTGAGCTTTTGGTATTAAATAGACGCGTTCTATTGTTGAAAAACTGTCCGCAACGAGGGTTTTTATGAAGCCAATTGAAAAACTTAAAACTCAAAGAACCATTGATCGTATACAGCGCGGCGACTTTAATGATGAGGATGTTGAGGTTGTTATACTGCGACTTCGAGAGTACTCACGTTCTTTCCAAGTGTTTAGGGAGGTTGCCAACTTCGTTGCGCATAATGATGTGCGTGATCAGGGAATAACTAACAAGTCTCTTGATGCTTTTTATCTGGCCTTCAAGTACGGTATGGATTATATTGGTTCTGAAAAAAAATTAGATATCACGAAGAGATTTCCCTCTTATGTGATGTATCTCTTGGTGCATCAGCTACGCAGTTGTTCGAATGCAAGCCTAAGAGAACATCTGAATATGTCTCGGAAGCAGGTGGGTGATATTTTAAAGAGCGTATTTATAGAGGATGAATGTAGTAAAACTTGCGTTTTGGCGAATGATAAAATAACCAGATCAGAATTTTTGGTGTTGCAACATCTGCTTGGTTTTATAAAAGTTAGGCCTGTATTTACGCCTCATGAATTTATGCTTGAATTTTTCAAGGTGCTAAAATCTGTGGGGATTGTTTTTTGCCAGAGTTCCTTGGAATTGCAAAGGCCGAAAATTATTCTGTCGATCGGGCTGCTTCTACATATGACTAAATTCAAGCTGGGTGATGGAACATATGTTACATGTTTATTTAATAGTGACTTCCAATGGGTGGCAGATGGGATCTCACCCTCTGATGACGGGTTCGGGATGCTCAGTGTCTACGGAGAAGTTGAATATGTCACCGGGGGGCAGCCATTTAAAATGATTTATTCGTTGTTTGATACTGAGTTGAAAGCTTCAAACTCTTGTCATGAACGAATGTTCAAGGCAGAAAATCATCCCGAAGATCATAATGTCACCGGGCGCAGGCTTGAGTTCGAACGGCCACTGCAAATGATTGATGGAAAGCTTGCACCTATTTGAGCTTTCCTTTGGTGCGTGATTGTTAGCCGCAGTTTTTTGCGAACTCTTCAAGCTGTCGCGACTGCTTTTCGGTAATTACGATTTCAGGTCGCGACATGCTGGCGAAGCGGGCGGACTCTTCGACGGGCGCGGCGGCCAGGTTGATCAGGAACGTCGACACCGTCTCTTGCCATTCCTCGAAGTCGTGGCGCTCGCCGAGCACCTGAAGCGCATCATCGAGCGCTTTCGACACAATCAGCGACCGCTTCTCGGCGCCGATCCGCTCCAGCAAGGCTTTCCCCTTGGCGCGCTTGTCTCGCTGAATCTGCGCATTGTCTTTGGCCATGGCCTGCCTCTTCAATTCCGTGGGCCGGTACATCCAGCCATGTCTGTCGTCGGCGCTGGCGCACCTGGTTGCTGATTCGTCTCACGGCGGCCCCGGGAACTTGATGTTGTTCTCGCGGGCGATGAGCCTAGCGCGCTTGGCTTCCATGCCCATCTCTTTTGCTGCTTCGATGACGGTCTTGCCGGCGTCGGCCAGTTCCTTCAGCCGTGGCGCTTGCTTGTTGCGCTCGATCCGCAGCTTGTTGCTGTGGGAGGTGCCGAACATGGCTTCCCGTTCACCGCTGACGCCCGGGGCAATTTCCTGCACCTTCTTGCCGGCGCCGAAGTAGTGATCCAACTGCTGGTTCAGGTTCGCGATGATCGAGTCGCGCGGGTGGGGCATTGGTGCTCCGATCATTTCGCACCTCTCGGCAGGCGGTTGGCCTTTTCCTCGAGCTGAATGGCGTAGTCGACGGCGGCCGCGTGTTCGAAGCGAAAGCCGCAGGTCTTGCCGGTGACCAGGTCAACGATGTGGTACGCCTTCGGCCCGACAGTCTTCACCTGGAAGCGAATCTTCTGCGCGGGTGATGCCTGGCCGATCAAGGCGTAGAACGCGGCGGTGGCGATGCTTGCACGAGCACGCAGGGCGGCAACCCCGTCGACTCGCTGTTGAATGGATGGATGCATGGCGATTCCTCGATGGGGTTGCGTGTATTCGTCAGCACTCTGGCCGCCTGCTGGTTGCCGTTGGGCGCAGGGGAGAGTGCTGACGGATAAAGGCAGGCGTAAAAAAGCCCGATCGGAACCGGGCTTTTGTTTGCGTCACGAAGACCTCCCTACGTGTCGCAGGTGCCGCCATTGGGCGGGCTTCGATATCTGTCGGTTACATGGCTGCCAATCCTCCGTGCTGGGTGGGCCGAACAATGCAGGTGGCCGGTATAAGCCGGAGATTACGTCCGCATTGACCATTGAAGCTTGAGGGGCATCAGATGTGAGTAATCGATAGATCGCTGATGATGCAGATCGAGGCGTCTTCAGGATCGGTCGTTTCGGAGTAATCAATCTGGTTGTAAACGCCGCCGTGGAAGGCGAGCGTTTTCGTGTCCCATGTACTGTCGAGACGCATGATTGCTGAAGTAGATTTGACGCCGTTGCAGCTCGCCGATACTGAGACGGCGCCGTTTGAATTCGCGTGGATATTGATTTTGAAGAGAGCACCCAGCGGCACGTTTTCCAGCACCGTCGAGTTAACTGGGTCGTCTTGGAGGTAGCTCGACCGGAACCCCATGGTGATTTTGCCCTTGTTCCAAAACACCTTCACCGGAGGGCGCTCGGATCCCTGCACGTGAATTTGGCCGATCACGACCTTCTGCAACGAATTGATCTTCGTCAGCCGCATTTCTTGACGGCACCAATGGTCTGCAGCACTAGAAAATGGCCAGTAACCAGGTTCTTTCCATTCGCAGCGAGTTCGATGGACGCTTTTACTGGAAGCTCCAAGGGTGGGCGCTGTCATCTGCAGCGAACCGTCGGGAAGCATCGAGATGACGCTGGGGCACTCGATCAGCGCTCGCCAACCGATCAGGTCGAGGGAGATAGGGTTCGTGTCTGAAATTGGAAGCGGGGTGGCGATGGTGAAGTTGCTGATATCCACAGTCATTGTCGATTCCTTATTGCCCGTTGATTTCCCGTCTGGCCCTGTCGCCAAGGCCAGCCAGTGAAATCGTCAAGCTGAGAGCGTCGCTTGCTGTGCACGAAGTTCAATCACCGCCTCAGATGGCGTGCAGCCATCAGCGTACAAGTCGAACAAATCGCTTTCATCGTCCGAGCCGTCAGCAACGTAATGGCCGAGCAGCCTTCCTGCCCTGTCGGCCCATTTGCGGAAACTCAGAACTTGCGCATCTTCGCGGCACTCATCAGCCGCCATGGTTGCCATGTTGAACATCGTCTTGCCCTCGGTTGGTTTCCCAATGCACCCGGGTAACCAGGTGCATCAGTGAAATGTTCCGTTCCTGCTGGCTCTGCTTATCGGGTCATTCACGCGGTTCGAGCGTTTCGCTCTAGTCAACCGTCGAGGTGGTCCTCGCGTTGGTAGCCTTTCGGGGCTATCTGATCTCCGGTCGCCGTAGAGGCAGTGCCGTCTTTGTTCGTATTGCGCTGATTGTTAAAGAGCGGTCAGGCCCTTTGAGGCCCTTCGCAGTGGCTGTGTGTCGCTGCGATAGGATTAAATTAACCGGCGGTATATTTATAGTCAATACCGCCGGTTAATTTATTTCTCGCAGGGGATGGCGTATGCTTTGGCGACAGCTGGATGCATATACAGTGATTGGAGGCAGTGATGGCGAAGCCAAATAAGCAGGAAAAACCAGTAGCGCGACGGGAAGTCAGCGGGATAGAGAGGCTTGGGCTGCGCGTCTCATCAATGATCAATCACCCGGTTGCGCAGATTCAGCGCTGGGTAACGATTCATCGCCTAGACACGGACGGCGATCGCGAGTGGGAGGAGGTTATGTGCTTGCTATCCGAGACCGACGGCATAGACATGACGTTCAACGACGACGAGTCAGTGACGCTGAAGTGGGAGGCGAGCGCCGAGGAAGATCGGCCGGTTGAAGTGCTAGAGCCGGTGGAGGAGGTCGCTCCTTTCTGAAAGCCAAAAAAATGGCCCGCATGGGGTGGCGGGCCTAACAGGGATACTTCATAAGGAGTGCGAGTAGTCTGCGCCCGATCTTGTCAATGCTTCGTGAAAAGCAGGTCGCAGGTTCGAAAGGCGAATAGGTGGCGTGGCCAAGCAGGATAGGGGAGATTTTGGTCTGCTATAGTCAGATAGCGCGAGTGAAGGCAGCTTTTTCTGTAAAGCAATCTACTCAGGATATTAGCTATGCGAATCGTAGTGGCCCTTGTGTGCACTTTCTTGTTCTCCTTGGCTCTGCCATCCCTGTCCTATGCCGGTTCAAATTGCGACAAGTCAGACAAAAACTGTTTAAAAAACAACGGCAATCAAAAAGGGAAAGGCAATTGCAACGAAAATGGCAATTGTGACAAGGCTAAGGACAAGGCCAAAGACTATGATGATGATCACGCGGTCGACTGCCGGGATATCAATAGCCTTACGCTGCGCCGTGAATGCCTTGAAAGGCGCAGAGATTGAATGACTAATTTCAGGTGGGTGGGGCGGCTCCGATCTTACTTGCTCATTGCACCAAGTCAGATGGAGTACACCATTCGTATGCTCACTTTGTATTGTGCAGAGCCGCTCAGGTTATCGGTTATCAGCGAAGGATAGATGTAAAAAGCCCGGCGCAATGGCCGGGCCCTCATGCGAATTCTTGTGCCCATCCGATCTGGCCTGCGTTGACTTCTTCAATCCAGCCATTCAGCCGTTTCTCATCTTGCTGGAAGACTGAGATCATTCGTCGAAGCGCCTCAGCGTCTGGTCCATTGCCTGCGTGGCTTAGCCGTTCTGCAATCCGAACTAGCTCCACGGCTGACCACTTCAGGTCAGAGGCGACACCCTGGAGGTCGCGCTTTAGGTCTTGGTTGGGTTTTGTGAGGGGCATAGGGGCTCCTGAAAACTTCGGTGTGTCGGATATCAGCTGCGGGAAAACCAATTCTTGATCGTCAGCAGTACCGAGGATCGGGGCTGCTTGTGATCTCCCACCAAGCTATCAAGTGCGGAAGTAGCTTTTAAGGTCCGCTCCCTTAGCGTGCTGAGTCGGGTATGCAGCTCTTTTTTCAGGTGCTTTCGTTCGTCGGGCGGGGACAGCTCTATCAGCTTGCGAGCCATGAAAAAATTCAGCTCCATCTGCTGGTCTAGAGCTTCGGTGATTTCCTTGATTGCATTTTTCATCCAGAGTCCACTCAGTTGGCTCTTGGCTCACGCTATCTGGCGGCTTGAACCATACATGTCTATATTTTCCCGCCACGCCAGATAACCCCGCAACCGCCCCTGTGGGGCTCAGTGCTCCGCAGCGATTCTCAACGCAAGCGACGCCTCAAGAATCTTTTGGACCTGAGTCAAAACAGTTTCAGCCAATTCATCATTTCCTGCTTCAGTGAGAGCGTCCGCCACATCGAGTAACCTCTCTACCTCTACCTCAATGGCATTGATGGAGTCTCTTATCTGGTATTGAAGTGAGTGCGCCATGCCTTCATCCCTAATTCCCGATCGGTTACAGATCCCCGCGGCGCCAGATCAGACCAAGTGCGCGTTCCAAACCAGTAGCACCCGCGCCTGGATGAACGTCTCATCGGCCCTGATGGTTTGCGGCGGATGTCTCGTGTTATCGGAAATCATCTTGATATGATCATCACCGATCCACTGAAGACGTTTGATGTACAGGTGGCCTTCCCAAGAGAACATGTAAATCCCATCCCCCACGAACTCGCGAATGCTGATGTCGACTAGGAGCGGGTCGCGGTGCTTGATTGTGGGCGCCATCGATTGACCCCAGCCTGTGACCATCTTGAGGTGAAAGTGCTCTTTGAACTCGACGCCCATCTCGCGCAGGTGTTGAGGACTTACCCTCACGTCCTGAAGTAACTCTGGATAGTCGTGTGGTATTTGCCCGCCACCCATAGCTGCTCGGACGTCGTAATGCGCAATCCATACCTCGTCACCGACGACGCCTGGTCGGTAATAGTCAACGTCGAGCACTCCACCGCCATCGTCTGATTCGGCCGCAGCGAGCAGGCGTCTTCTCGCGTCCTCAGAAAGACTTTTCCCTTGTCTCGCTAGCATCTGTCTGACCAGGTCGGCGGCCGAAGCATTCGATCCGAGCTCGGTAGCCTGATCTGCAGTGGTTGTCAGGCCGCTGATCTCTTTGGCGAGCCGTTTGCTGAATTTCTCAACCGGCACGCCAAGTAGGCGCGAGAGCACTGCGGCGAATTTCGCATTCAGCGGATTTGTGCCGTTCAGGTACATCGCGACGGCAGCCGCCGAAATGTCCGCAGCCTCAGCAAGACTCGCTTGTGTGAGGCCGAGCGCGTTCTTTTTCGATACGAAAAGCGCCTTGGCAGCGTCGCACTCAGCTTTCAGCTCGGGGGATAACTCTTTCTTTTTGCTCATCCGTGAAATTTAACCGTTGGTTAAGTTATTTGCGCTAACCGGCGGTATTGCCTGAAAACTAACCGGCGGTTAATATTGGTTCCACACATCAAGCTTGGTCGAGCACAGAAATGAAGAAGACGCCATTGCCATTGTTGGTCGAGAGGATGGGGCAGACCGCCGTCGCCAAGGCTCTTGGCGTCAGCTCTCCGGCGATCTCTAAAGCTTTGAAAGCGGAGCGAGACATCCAAGTAATTGAGCATGCGGATGGAACCTTTACCGCGGAGGAAATCCGCCCGTTTCCGTCTCAAAGCACGGCTGCGTAACTCATTTGCCGTGACTGGAAACATTTTGCAATGCGTGATGGCGCGCTACCACTGAAACAAAAACGAGGGTTTACGAATGGACGAATTCCTGCGGGCTTGCCAAAGCGCAGTCCTGGACAACGAGGCGAAGGTGCTTGCCGGCCAAATGGGTGTTCCGCACGTGAGCCTGCTGCAGCGTGCGAACCCGGATAACGACGCCCACCACCTCACCATCGAGCATCTGTTCGGGATTCTGCTGCATACCGGCGATATGCGCCCGCTCGCTGCCTTGGCTGGTCAGTTCGGTTTCGACCTGGTGAAAAAGGAAGCCCCGGCCCCGAAGACGCTCACTGCTTCGATGATGAACGTCGGCAAAGAAATCGCTGACCTGACTATCGCGGTGCACTCGGCTCTCGACGACGGGCACGTCAGCCAGATCGAGAAGCAGGGTATCCGCAAAGAAATCGAGCATGTCCGGAACGAGCTGGACGTGATGGAGCAGTCGGTGAAGGTCGCTTGAGAAGTTGGGCCACGACGAAAACGAAACTGCATCGGCGGGGGCCGGTGAGCAATGAATGCGTAGTTGGCACTTAAGCCGATCGCACCAGGAAGGCCATTAGGGGAAAGGAAATGGACGGCAAGACATCAGGACGTGTGGGGACATTGAACGCTGAGAGCGGCAGCTCAATCGGCGGGATTGGTCGCGCCTGATGAAAAAGTAATCGCCTGAATCGCAGACACAAAAAAGCCGGTGGCTAGACCGGCTTCTTTACAACGTAAAACACTGAGGGGCCATTATGAACAGCATCGTTACTCTCGGCAATACCCACCATGTCGCGACACTTTTGGGGCAATCGCAAAAGGTGTCGTGTCACACCATGTCCTCACGCGAGGCTACCGCACTCAATGTTGGAACCTCGCTGTGAGTGTCCAAGCAATGTCTTGGGCGCTCTCTTTGCCCACTGAATCCCTGAAAGACTCCAGTGCGCGTCACGTGCTGTTGTGTCTGGCCAACTACGCCGGTTCGAACGGTGCTGGCGCCTTTCCTTCTGCCTCGACCTTGGCTCAGGACACCGGTCTGTCCGAGCGCACCGTGCGCTACAAGCTGGATGATTTGGAGAAGGTCGGGCTCATCCAGAAGGGCAATCAGGCCATTGCCGCTGTACACATCGATCGCCATGACCGCCGCCCAGTTGTTTACGACCTACAACTAACGCGGGGTGCAAATCCTGCACCCCGTGCAAAGCGGGGTGCAGATGACGCCACGGGGTGCAATTCACAACAGAACGGGGTGCAGCCTGGAACAGTACGGGGTGCAGCGGCTGCACCCAATACATCAATTAACCATCAAGGAACCGAAGAGCAGCTGCAGCGCGAAATCGCCGATGTGATTGCCGAGCAGGATCAGGTAGCGATCGAGTCGGTGGATGAACGCCAACGCTTCTCCATGTTCGCCACTTGGCAGCCAGCAGCAAAGGCCATGGCTGATCAGCTCGCCATTGCTGGTTTGCCCGATGACTCGGTGACCGTCGATCTGCTCGTCGGGTTCAAGGGCTTCTTCGTTGCCAAGGCAGCGACAGTCGACAGCGCTGCCGGATGGTGCTTCCGATTGGCGACCTGGGTAAGGCGTGAGCGAGTAAAGGCTGCTGGAAATGCATCGTCCGCCGATTCGGACGAGTTCGACGACGACAACACCGAATGGATGAAAAGGGGTTCGATATGAGATCAGTTTCCACGCTCGCGGCCAAGGCGATCACCAAGGTCAGCCAGGGCGAGTCCATCGAAGCGACCACCGACGTATCAGTTCAGGCTCAACAGGATCGGGCTCGCGAAACCGGCAAGGTGATCAACCAACTGTTCCGCCAGTTGCGCTCGATTCGCACTGCTTGGCGCCAGGCGTGGCCGGACAAGAAGGCCTACATGGAATCGAAAGCCACCTGGCTACAGGCGTTCATCGAGAACGGCATCTGCACCCAGGAGCAGATCGACATCGGCCTTATCCGTTGCCGCGCCGAACCGTCAGATTTCATCCCTAGCGTGGGCAAGTTCATTCAGGGCTGCGTGCCAACCCCGGACATGATCGGCTTGCCGAGCGTCGATTCGGCGTTCAATCAGGCTATGCGCAATTGCCATCCGGCGATGCGCAGCGTTGCAAAGTGGTTTCACCCGGCGGTGTACCACGCCACGGCGGCTGCCGGATTTCACAGCTTACCGCTGCTCAGCCGCGAGCTGGGTTTGCTCAGCTTCGAGAAGCGATACATGGAGCAGGTGCGTAAGGTCTGGATGGGCGAGCAGCTACCAGCGGTACCGGTTGCGGAGTTGCCAGCGCCGGCTGCCGTGCGCAATCCGGTAATCGGTAATCAGGCGCTGGCCGATTTGCGGGCCATGCGTTCGCGGGGGGCGGCCCGTGCCTAATCCACACCTGGTCCTTGTTGATCCCGCCGAGTACCGCTACGCCGTGCACTGCTGCGGCTACAAGTGGGATCTCACCTTTGAGCAGGACCACGCGGCGGCCATTTTTAGGTGTGTCGAGATGGCCAAAACCTACGGTGCGCGGATGTGGCCCACGACCTTTGAAGTCATCGACCGATTAACTGGAGAGTCTGTATGACACCCGCCAAACCCAGGCTGTTCAAGCAGAAACCGTCCCGCGCCAAACCAATCGACCGGGAAGGGCAGGAACAGACCGCGTTGATGCGCGAGCTTGAGCTGCGCTACCCGGCAGTGTTCGAGTTGATGTACCACGTTCCCAACGGCGGGCACCGCGTCAAGGCGGTCGCTGGCAAGCTGAAGGCCCAGGGTGTGAAAGCCGGTATTCCCGACCTGGTGCTGACCATGGCGCGCGGCGGATTCTTTGGGTTGTACATCGAATTCAAGGCGACACCGCCGAACGACGCTGCTATCTCGCCAAGCCAGCATGAACGCATCCGCAAGCTCAATGAACAGGGGTATTTAGCGGTGGTGTGCCGTGGGCACTTCGATACGGTGGAGCAGATCCGCGCTTACCTGCGACTCGCTCCCACAGTGGTGGCCGCATGACAATGACCGTGGCCTTTTCCGATGCCGAGATTCGTCGGCGTGCTGATGATCCGGCCACGGTGCTGATGCGTGACCCGCGTCACCCGGGACTGTATTTCCGGTTCACCGAGGCGCGGCCTCGGGGGACCTGGAGCCTGGTAGTGCGCAAGAAGTGGAACCGGATTGGCGCCTATCCGGATCTGTCGGCGAAGGCGGTGCTGGCCGCATTGCCTGACCTGCGCATGCGCCTGAGCACCGACCCGGAAGCAGGTGCCGCCGTGTCGCCGTGGGCAACGCTGGGTGAACTGCTGAACTGGTACGCCGACCGGATGAGCCGTGACCGCAACCTCTCCGACAAGCGCAAGGCCACCGGCAAGTCAGCCATCGCCTGTCACCTGATCCCGCGCGTGGGTGACTTGGCGCTTGCCGATGTGCGCCACGGCACCCTTGACACCCAGTTGATGTGGCCACTGCAGGAGACGCTGTCGCTGGAGTTTGTCCGGCTGATCTTCGGCCTGTTGGTGGTCGCTTGCCGTCAGGCGCACACCCTGGGTTTGATCCCGGTCAACCCGATGGCGGGCATCAAGTTCAGCGACTTCTCCAAGACCAAGATCAAGGCCAAGCCGGCGCGCCTTCGTGGTGTGCAGATCGAGGGGGTGCTGGGCCAGCTGCATGAGCTGTTCGAGTTCGATGCACAACCGGCCATGCTCGCGCTGATGATGCTGTGTCACGGCACCCGGATCGGCGAAACCCGCAAAGCCCAGTGGTCGCACATCAGCCTGGCCGAGCGCACGTGGTATCTGCCGGTGGGCAATACCAAGACGCGCGTTGAGCATTCGCTCCCGCTGACCGATCAAGTCTGCTCCCTTTTAATCCGGTATCGCGCGGCGCAACAGGCGAGCCATTACGACGGCGATTGCCTGTTTCGCTCCCGCGGCGGAAAGGGCATGAGCGAAGGGCAGGCCAGCGCCGTGTTCACCGGGTTGGGGAAGGGCGAGTGGAGCAGTCACGACCTGCGCAAGTTGGCCCGGACTGGATGGGCCGATCTCGGTATCGACTTCCTGATCGGCGAGATGCTGATCAACCACGCCATGGGCCACAACGTGCAGGCCTACATCCACACCACCGTGGAAGAGCGCAAGCGTGCTGCCCTCGAACTGTGGCACGCCCATTTAGACGCCAAGGGTTTTTCCCTGATTCACGGGTTGAAGGACGGTAGAAACGAAAATTCGGGTAATTCGCTGGAAGCCACAGAAAACAAGGCCTGCAAGGCCATTCAAGAATCAACCATAGGCGAGGTTTAAAAACGATGAGAAAGCAGCATGGCCCCGCCTTCAAAGCTGATCAGCTCGACCTGGCTCAGTGCTCAATCTGCAGGGGAAAGGCGGTTGTGAAGGGCGTTTTTCATGAATTGGCCTGCGTCCAGTGCAATGCTTCCGGTTGGGTGTCGGCTGACACTGGCGAGGCGCTTCCGCTGGACGTGCTGGTGACCCAGTTGAGCATCCGGCTTCAGGCCACCGAACACCAGGTCGAGCTATTGAAGCGCGAGCCGCTGACGTCTGGTCCGGCTGCGCAGTACGAACGAAACAACCGCCGCGGCGCCGGCGGCACCAACTTCACCGGGGATTGAGGGAACGCCATGGGCATTTATAAAGACGTGATGGGCACGCTGGTTCGGGTACTGGCCGCCGACAGCATCGACAACAGCACCAAGCAAAGCTGGCAGAGGCTGATCGATGCTGACCTTCGCCAAGGCGGTACCGGTAGTTCGTTGTCAGTGCGCGACAAGTTCGACTATGACTGCTGCCTTTACGCGCTGCTGCATCGTCAGCTTGAGCCTGCCCAGTGGGATGTGCTGGTCGCCAAGTACTCGACACACAAGGCCAACAAGGTTGCCGCCATCGGCCGCCTTGTGGCCCGCATGGTTTCCCCAGCACCGCAACTGTTCATCTACAAGGCGCTTACTGCTTGGGCCATACCTAAGCTAAAGGGGCTCCAATCCGGCAAGCGCTCCACCGACATGATCGTCCTACCGGCCGAGTTCTACGACATGAACACCTGGGACGTGGAGGGCAAGCCAGAGTCGACACGCCGACGTTGGAAGACCGGCATCGCAAAACGTCTTGAGTCGTTGGAAGAGGCTGCGGTCATCCATGCAACTGAGATATTCGACCGGGAAGAGATCTTTATTGATGCTGCTTGACGCAGTGGCGGAATGATCGTAATTTATGCCCATCATGTCGATCTTGCGCGTTATGAGATTCGAACAATAAAGCCCGGCCATTGAGTCGGGCTTTTTAGTGCGCATATGATTCTATGTCGGAGCAAGTGCGAACCGAGCGAAAAGCTTTTTTTTAAAAAGTGTCTGAGGTATACGTTGGCTTCCTATTCGATAGCATGGAGCCATCATATGTCTAAAAATGAAAATGTAAGTCCATTGGAGCTGCTAAAAGAAGACTTGGCAGATTCGGTCTTTGATAAGACCCAGTGGCAAGGACGCTCCACTGATTGGCTTTTACAGTGGGTTGTCGATTTTGTAAGTCGTACCGACCTTGAAATCGGGATCACGCTCACTATTGGTGGAAATTTGGTTTCAGGGCGCCTTATCTCTCACAAAAAGTATTTTGAAGTCTTGTCAGAAGACTTATCTAAAGCTTTTGAGGCTGTAGGTAGCGATTCAGCAAAGGCAATTAAGGACCTCTTCACATCATTTGTCCCGACTGAGCATGCGGGAGAAGAAGAGCCCTCCCCTCAATATCTCCATTTGCGCGAATCCCGTGTATTCACCAGCAGCGGCGGCCCTATCTCCTCCGTTGGTGCGCTTTGGCGGGGCAAGATTAGTTCGGTTGATGGAATTATCTTCGGCCAAGCTACCAATACTTGATAAACAATTCACGTTTCAGTTTTTTTCTAGCCCGCCATGTGCGGGCTTTTTAATTAATGGGGTATGGCAATGCAGAGCCACAACTATGTTCCAAGTGTGTATGGGTGGAAGCTCCACAAGAATGGAGAACTCGAGGTCAATGGTCTAACTCGAGTTTCAGGTCTGACTGTAGACGATTGTCTTCCAGGTGTGTGAAGTCCACCGCGCCGAACTACATCCTTGTGATGTGCTGCACCGCTTACGCTGACTCCCTTCATCCACTCCCATGCTGGGAGGATACCGAGATGCCAAACATGCCCGACAAACCAGACACCTGGCTGCTCGTTTTCGCGTGGCTGAGCCAGCATGCGCCAACGATCTATGCTGGTGCACTGTCATTCGTGGTGGGTGCATTGCGGATCATCTACGGTGGCGGCACACGACGACAGGCACTTCTTGAAGCCTCGCTCTGCACGCTGATCACTATCGGCTTGATCCCGCTGCTCGAGTACTTCGGTTTACCGCAGAACTTCGCCACCGCCGCCGGTGTGTTCATCGGCTTCCTCGGAGTGAAGAAGATCGCTGATCTGGCTGATCGGTTCGCTGACTTCAAGTTGCCGCGGCGGTCCAACTGATGGCCAGGCTGAAGATGGTCAAGTCACCACTCAAGATGGCGGCAAGTCAGGTCGTGAAGGTTCCAGTAGTCGCAGACAGGCGCATCACTGGTCGACGGCTCCAGGCTCGACGCCTGGCAGTGTGGAAGCGAGAACCAACCTGTGCAGTATGCGGCCGAGTGGTCGACTACCCACGAGGCTTTGAGCTTGACCACAAGGTCCCGCTCTTTATGGGTGGCGAAGACATAGAAGCCAACTGCCAGGTGCTCTGTGTGCGCTTTGAGTTGGTCGGTGGTCAGCGGGTGAAGGTTGGGTGCCATGTGACTAAGACCGCGGACGAATGCCCTTGAGCTGATCAAGTCAGAAGCACTGAAATGGTGCGGTTATCGGGGCTTTGGCGTGGTTCAAGGGGAGGGGGAGGGTCAAAAGATCAGACCTTCCAAGCTCGGAAACCTCGTCCCCTCCCATTCGTAGATTTTTTCCCCTTTTACGGAAAAGTTAAACATGGCGTTAACCGATAAGAAGCGACGGTTTGCTGACGCTTTGCTGTCGGGGGCGTCAAACCGAGAGGCGGCAATTGCTGCCGGCTATTCCGAAAAGACCGCGTCGCAGGCGGGCTCCAAGCTTGCTAAGGACCCTGACGTGCTTGCTGCCATGGGACGCCAAATCAGGCGCAGGGATGCCGCTAAGGCAAAAGTTAAACCCGAGTTAAAAGTTAACTCTTCACCGTTGGCTGCTGACGAGGACGCAGAGTTCCTGCTTGCCGAATTTGACGACCCCAGAGACTTCCTGTTGGCGGTCATGAATGAGCAAGTGGCAGAACCGCGACTGCGGGTCGAGGCTGCCAAGACACTCATGCCCTATGTGCACGGCAAAGTTGCGGAGCAAGGCAAGAAGGGGCAGAAGGCTGATGCTGCGAAGAAGGCGTCAACCGGCCGCTTTGGCCAGGGCGCACCGCCAAGGTTGGCAGTCGATAACACACGGTGATTTGAATGGAATGGTCCACTGCTTGCCTTGACTGGGAAGAGAGGATCGTTGCCGGCAAATCGCTGATCCCGATGCCGCCGCTGTTTCCTGAGGAGTCGGCAGCCGGTCTTGAAGTGATGCAGCAGCTGCGCATCGTGGATGCCCCGGGCAGTCCGACTATTGGCGAGGCCTGTGCGCCCTGGGTATCCGATTTCGCAGGATCAGTATTCGGGTCATACAACCCAGACACTGGTCGGCGTGAGATCAAAGAGTTCGCTCTGGTCATCCCTAAGAAGAACTCGAAGTCCACAATCGCCGCAGCGATCATGCTGACACTGCTGATCCGCAACTGGCGGCAATCGGCCGAGCTGATCATTCTGGCGCCAACGATCGAGGTAGCGCAAAACGCCTTCGCCCCGGCGCGAGACATGGTTAAGCACGATGAGGACCTGGCTGATCTGCTCCATGTGCAAGAGCACATCAGGACGATTACCCATCGTGAGACCGGCGCGACCTTGAAGGTTGTGGCTGCCGACTCGAACACGGTTGGTGGCAAGAAGGCGAGCTTCATTCTGGTGGACGAGATCCACCTATTCGGCAGTAATCACAATGCCGAGAACATGCTCCGCGAGGCAACTGGAGGCCTGGCGTCACGCCCTGAAGGCTGCATCATCTATCTCACGACACAGTCCGATAAGCCACCAGCCGGCTTGTTCTTGCAGAAGCTGCAGTACGCCCGCGGCGTGCGCGACGGAAGGATCATCGATCCACGGTTCTTGGCTGTTATCTACGAGTTTCCACGCTCGATGATTGAGGCCGGTGAGCATCGCAAGCCTGAAAACTTCCACGTCGTGAACCCGAACCTGGGCTACTCGGTGGACAGGGAGTACCTGGAGCGCGAGCTGGCCAAAGCCGAGGAGTCGGGTGAAGAGTCGCTGCGCGGATTTCTGTCGAAGTTCCTCAACGTCGAAATCGGACTGGCACTGCTTTCGAATCGCTGGGCCGGTGCCGAGTTTTGGGAGGCTCAGGCTCGCAAGGTCGTTTCGCTGAAGCACATCCTCAAACGCAGTGAAGTGGTGACCATTGGTGTCGACGGCGGCGGACTTGACGACCTGTTGGGGCTGGCCGTTGTAGGTCGTGATCGCGAGACCCGGGAGTGGTTGGCCTGGTGTCGAGCATGGGCTCATCCGTCTGTACTGGAACGCCGAAAGGATATCGCAGCAAACCTGCATGACTACGCACGCAGCGGCGACCTCGTGCTGGTCAACCGAATTGGCGATGACGTAGAGGAAGTTGCTGACATCGTCGAAGAGGTAGATGCGTCAGGTCTTCTGCACCAGGTGGGGCTCGACCCGGCTGGTATCGGCGCCATCCTCGAAGCGATCAACGCGCGTGGAGTTGATCAAGAAAAAATCGTGGGTGTCAGCCAGGGCTGGCGACTCGGTGGAGCAATCAAGACGACGGAGCGCAAGCTTGCGGAAGGAGGGCTGGTCCATGCAGATCAGCCGCTGATGAACTGGTGCTGTGGCAATGCCCGGGTTGAACCCCGCGGCAACTCAATCCTGATAACCAAACAGGCCAGCGGTTCCGCAAAGATCGACCCACTGATGGCGCTGTTTTGCGCTGTGTCGCTGATGGCAGCGAATCCTCAGGTCGTGAAGACGCTCTCGGATCACATCTCAAAATACGGAATCAGAACTTTATGACCCCTGAAGATGAGGTGCCCAGTTCGACTGAGGCACCGGGCTTCGCATGCCTGCGTGAAGCGTTGCCGGATGCTGTCGGCCTGTTGGGCTATGGGCTGCTTGCCCGTGGCCTGTGGGTCGGAATGGGAGAGGCCGTGGCCCTGTCAGTCTGCGGTTTGATCCTCATGACCTTGTCCGTTGTCTCTATATTCCGAGGTGGTCGCTAATGCTTCGCGCACTCCTCGGAAGGAAAGCCGGTGTTCAGGTCATTGATACGCCCGAAAAGCTCGCACAGGCGCTGGGTACTGGATATGAAACTAATGCCGGTCAGCGCGTGACCACCACCAGTGCCATGCAGCAATTGGTTGTCTTCAACTGTGTGCGGGTGCTGGCCGAGTCGATGGGGATGCTTCCCTGCCGGCTGTTGAAGCAGACAGGCCGGGTTCGATTGCCTGCTACGGATCACCGGCTGTATCCGCTGATAACCATGGCGCCAAACAGCTACATGACGGCCCAAGAGTTCTGGGAAATGCTGGTCGCGTGTCTGTGTCTGCGTGGCAACTTCTACGCATACAAGGTGATGGCGCTGGGAAACGTGGTCGAGCTTCTTCCGCTCAGCCCGGACATCGTCACGCCAAAACTCAAGGATGACTGGTCCGTTGAGTACAAGGTCAATTTCGAGTCCGGCGTGCAGACGCTGACACAAGATGAGATCTGGCATGTCCGGCTGTTCACCCTGGACGGGCTCAACGGGCTGAATCCGATTGCTTATGCCCGTCAGGCGCTTGGCCTTGGCCAGGCGATGGATGCACATGCCGCGAAGCTATTCACCAACGGCGCCGTAACCAGTGGCGTTTTGCGCACCGAGCAACAGCTCACCGACGAAGCATTCGGTCGGCTTAAGACGGAGTTCCAAGGCGAGCACATGGGGGTGGCCAACGCCTATAAACCCATGATTCTGGAGATGGGACTCGACTGGAAGCCCATCAGCCTCAACGCCCAAGATACCCAGTTCATCGAATCGAAAAAGCTGACCGAGGCGCAGATTTGCGGTTTGTTCCGCGTGCCGCCGCACTTGGTGGCCAGCATGGAAAAGATGACGCTCAACAACATCGAGCACATGGGCATGAGCTTCGTGAACTACTCGCTGGTGCCGATCATGACCCGCATCGAGCACCGCATTCAGGTCGGCCTGCTCAGCGAGAAAGACCGCCTGACCCACTACGCCAAATTCAACGCCGGCGCCTTGATGCGTGGCGATCTGAAGGGGCGGTATGAGTCCTACGGCAAGGGCATTCAGTGGGGGATCTTGAGCCCCAACGACTGTCGCGAACTCGAAGACGAAAACCCCCGTGACGGTGGCGACATCTACCTCACCCCGATGAACATGACC